TTGTTTATAATATTCTTTTAGTAAGGTTTCGTTATCTACATTTGAATAGTCAGAGTTTAACCTAACATAGTCATTTATATCTCCACCTGTTTCTTCCATAAAAGCAACTAGCTTTTCAACGTTTTCTGGCAATACTCTTTGCTCAACCACTTGCTTGTGGTCACCAGCAGCTTGTTGTAGGTTATTATTCGGATCATCATCATCACTATCATCATCATCATCATCATTTACTATCTGTATTGGTGAACCTACTGCTTCTTCGGGCTTCCGTACTTCTTTATTCACTGTCTTCGGGTTTTTTGACAATAGCATTGCTATCATCTGGCGTTTGTGCTTGAATGGCATCGTCTTCTTTTTTAATTACAACCTTTGTAACATCAGGTTCTGTGTCAACTAAAGGTTCTTTAATACTAACCTTTGTAACATTGTTTTCTGTTGAAGCTAGTTTCTTTGGAGTGGTTCTCTTTTTTAATTTAAACTCACCCTCTTGTTTTACTGTTTGTTCTGACATAATATAATAATATAAAATTAATAAAGTTTTGTTTATCTAGGACCGAACTCTTCTATTCCAAATCCACCCAGTGAGTCAAAACCTGATGACTCAAAGTTTTTTGGTAGTTCATCGTTCTGACGTTGTGCTATAAGCTCTGATTGTTGTGTAGCTTGTATTCTAGTTCTTTCGTCTTTACGATCTTCTATATCTTTTTCTTTTGCTTTTTCAGCCTCAGCTCTAGCTTTGGCTAACTGAATGTTATAATTAAACTCCTCAGCCATAAGCTCTTTTTTAATTTGAGCTTCAGTTTGCATACGTTGCATTTCAAATTGAGACTTACCTTGCTCTATTTGAAGAGTTGTTTGAGCTAACGCTTGCTGTTTCTGAACCTCGGCCATAGCAGCTTTCTCAGCACCCTCAGCATTTGCTTGCGCTTGAGCCTGTATGTTTTGCATTTGAGCTTGTCTATCAGCTTCTATTTTCTGCTTACGTTTTATTTTAAGCATTTGATTTGCTAACTTAATGTTAGATATTTCCCTTAAATCTATAACATCTTCAAGATCTATACCTCCAGACTGCAATGCTATTTGTATATTTCTTTCTAGCATTTGCTTTTCTTCTTCATCAGGCTCTAACTCTAAGAATATTCCGAACTCATGCATGTTTAGCTTTTCTATTTGTTCCAATGTGTCTACATTAAAACTACTTATAGAATTCATCAAAGCATTTTTAGTTAAAGGGAAGTTCAACATATCAGCTGCTCTTAGACTTATATTCTCACATATTCTAACGGTGATATACATTAATGATTGAAGTATATGCTTAGTGGCTGTATTTGATGCTGCAGCTGCTAACTTCTGCAAACCAACTAAAGAATCTTTTGCTGGTTGACTACCGTCTCTAGCTTCATTAAGACCCGTCACATCTCTTATCATTTGTAAATAATATTGATAAGTTTGTATAAGCGCTTGTATCTTGCTCATACCTGACGATGTTTGTAATTCCTGTATAGGTACTTTAGCTCTATTAGGATCACCATCTTGCGTTAACGATCTACCAACTATACTACCAGTTTGAAAATACATGTTTAAAGCCTCTTGAGGATTGTATTTTGTTCCATTACCTAAATCAACTTCAGCCAAACCATCTACATCTACAAAAACACCATCTGGCACCATACGTGCTAATACCTGCTGTATTTTTAAGTGAGTTAGCTGTATCATATCAGCAAAACCTATAGTTTTACTAACTATACTTTCAACTCTACCCTTATACATTCTAGGAGCAGATATAGTATAGTTCATATTAACTTTAGTTTGATCACTGAATGGTCTAGTCATGTTTTCTGCTAACTCCCATTTAAGCATTTTATCGTAACCTAGTATTTTAGCACCACTATATAATACTTCTATTGATCTACTAGCTTTGTTAAAGTTGTCACTATCTGGTGGATTAAATGTATCGTCTTTCTCTAAAGCTTTTTCTAAACCTTGATCGGTTTGTTTTATTTTAAAAACTTGATTAGTGTAAGTTTTGTACTCAAAATAAAGCACTTGAACATTATCATAATTACTGTCTTGTCCATTAAAGTTTCTAGTGTAATTAGAATCACCTGGAAATCTTTGTATCTCTAACAAGTCTTCATCAGTTAAATGTGGAAATTGCTTTTTAACTTCTTCTAGTGAAACGCTTTTAACTTCACCCACGTAGTATATATCCTCAAAGTTAGGATCTTCAGTGTAAGAATAAACTAAATTGACTGGATCAACGTAGTCGACTGTTACACCATTAGCTAAGTTAAAATCAGTTTTACTAGAACCTACACCTATAGTTACTAAATCGTAAGCTACTCTTTTCTTTACTTCTTCGTATTTATTATAATCTAATACATTATTTATAAGCTCCTCTTCCGCTATTTCAATAGCCTGCTTATAACTTAACTGCATGTGTAGTTCTAGCTCTTCTTTACTTTTAGGTAATTGATCAGCAGGAACATTAGTTCTACTTAAGTCAATACCAAAGTTTTGTTGCGCTTCCTGTATTAAGTTTTGTGAGAAAGCATCTTCAGCTAAATCAGTGGCATGCTGTGTTCTTTCTTTTACAGCAAATGGATCTGAAGCAAATGATTTTATTTCATACCCTTTGTCTGTCATACCATTTACAACAATATCAACAAACTTAGATAATACAGCTACAGGTTTCCAGTCTAGATTTAAGTAGCTTAAGTCACCGTTTATAGATAACTCATCTTTATATTTTTGAACAGATTGCTCTCCTCTAGCGTAAAGTCTTAACTTGTGGAAATATTGCCAATTACTTGCAAATCTACCGCCGAGGTTGGTACCTCTATCGCCTTTGAACCATTCGTTTTCAATGGCTCTACCAACAGCGTAACCGTACTCTAAGGTTTGCTTTTCTGCGTCTGGTACTACCTGACTAGGGAAAGAGCTATTTGTAGTAGTATAAATCATTTATTTTATTATTTTTGAAATATTTCCATTATTGTCATATCTATTAAAAGATAATTGCACTTTTCTTCTTTGTGTTTTATATACCGGTGAGTATTTGTTTTTATTACAAGCCATAGCCGCAAGTCCAGAGCTTATAGTAGCATCGTGTTTGGTTCTGTTATTTATATTAAACCTAGCCCAATCCTCTAATGTTCTTTGAAAGTACATTTGGCCGTAGCCTTCACCAGTATAACCAACGTGATCGTCTATGTACGTTTCAATAGCTGCAGCGTGCGCTTGCTTTATATCTTCACTTGAGTTTGGTATTCCACCAATCTCTTTTTCAGTAACTGATAATTTATTGTATGCTTTGTCTGGTCTGTTCATAGAGAAGTTTCTATAACCTCTTCTTCTTAAATGATATAACAATCTAGGTTTATTATTCTCCGCTAATATTGGCATACCATAAAAATGTAAAGCCATAAGCACATCTTCGAAAAATATCTCTGCTGTTTGAGGTCTAGCTATATATTCTAAAAAAAACATGTTAGATGGAGCGTTATCCATATTAAACTTAGTTAAACCGTGTAAAGCTCCGTTAGACCCTCTCTTGTCAACAGTACCTGATATATCGTAGCTATCACAACCAAAAGCACCTATGTGTTCGTTACCTGGATATTTTAATCCATTTTTTATAACAACGTTGTTCTGTAAATTCATAGATGGAATCCAAGACACATAAAATCTACCATTGTTGTTTGGTTTAAATTCTACCACTGTATCTTTCACATCACCTCTCCAATGAAAACTACCTCTTGTTACTAAACTCTTATTTTTAACATCTTCGTTAAAATCTATTTGCTCATATATCTTAGTTAGATTATATAGAGATAATTTAGCTTCATCTCTAAAAGCATGTTTCTCTGTTCTTGGAAATTGACGATAGTATTCATTTAATCCATCTTGATCATTCTTTAATCCATCAACTTCATTTTCCCAATGCTCTATTACTCCTGTAGTAATTATATCACCAGCTGGATCTAGTATTTTTCCTTTCGGTGTATCGAATACAGGTAAGCCATAAGCGTCGATGAATCCTTCGTAGTTCCATTCCATAGGTATGAACAAACTATATAATCCTGAGCTAGTCTGCCCATTGCGGTTTCTCTCCCTGACATCTGAAGCATAATATAATTTTTTAAAATTAGAACCACCTTTATCTAAAGCGTTCGATGTTGAACCCATCATACACTTACCTACGATTTTTTTACCTAAACGTAAACAAGTTTTTGTAACCCTCCAGTTATTTAATATATTATCAGGTCTCTCCCACTTACCGCTCTCGTCGTGTACTAATATCCTTAGTTTTTCACCATCGTACGAGTTGTCCCCGGTGTTCTTCCAGTCGATTGTTGTATCGAGACCCTGCTTCTCCTCTGAGGCGATACCCTCATCAAGTTTCTTTCTTGTAAGTTTGGACGCGGGTACTCTGTACGCGAGTTCGGTCTTCGGCCTGTCCATACCGTCCTGGATGGGCTTGAAGAAGAAGGGGTAGTTAATTGAAATGGGTACGACCTTATCAGTAAACATCTTTTTGGCGTCTTGCCCGGACTTTGATAGAATGCCAAATCTTGAATCTGTGGATATTGTAGCAAGGTTAACCGTCTCACTTGATGCCATGAAAGAGAAACCTGATCGTCGGTTTTTAAGATAACACATTCCGTAACACCGTACATCTGCTTTACAAGCTTCCCAGAAGATGAAGAATAATCTGTTTGACTCCCTATAGTCTGCCGCCCCAACATCAATTTTGGACCACTGCAAGAACATATAGTGAGTACCAGTAATATAGTTGCTATTACCATTGTTCTTGAACCAAAAACCTTGCTCCCTTCTCTCAAACTCTTTATCAATATAATCATACCATTTTTCTTTAAATGCACTAGGGTATTTCTCCCAATCAAATACACTCTTTATTTTTGCAAGTTCCTTAGGGTACTCTAATTTCTCCCATTTTTGATCTTGCTTTTTATTTGAGCGTCTATATACTTTTTCAGGTTCTAAAGGCAGGCCTATGACTAGATTTTGTATCTGTATTATCTCACCTAACGTACCATCTTTACTTATTATAACTATATCATGCTCAGCATCGTAGCCATAATCCCATTTTTTATACCTGTTGTTTTTCTTTATAATACCGGGTTTAATGTAGTCATCAAGTGTTTTTACTAATGATTGCTCGTACATCATTTAGACCTCCCTTCTGCAAAACCTTTAAAAGATTTTTCTTTAGTATTCTCGCTTTCATTTAACATACCTTTTTCCTCTTCGATACGTGTTAGTATTTCAAAAGCGTCAAATATAGCTAGTTTTTTTGTAGCTGCAGCATTTTTTAATCTATCAGCAGTTATATCATCATCTGTATCTACTATAGGTTCTTTAGCTACTTTTATTAACTCCTCAACTGCTCTTTGCCCAGCTTGGATTATACTGAGCTTGGTCTTCTTCGTACTCATATTTAATTACAATGTCTTTTGATTTCATACAATATAATAATTCATCGTTAACGATAAATTCAAATTCGCTGTTAGGCGTGAAGCCTATAACATCCCCTTTGTTTATTTTAAGAGCTTCTAAGGAGCTATTACCATATTTTAGTATTCCAATATGGTTTTTCTCTTTCTTTAGCTCTAACTCATCCTTATTAATTATAGGTGCCACAAAGCATCTATCGTTAAAAGGTTTCCACGAGTTATCTCTACTATATAAATATATTTGATCTAATTGACAAAAATATTTATTTTCTCTAAAGTACTTACTGCTATTTACCTCTTTACCTTTTTGGTTGTAGTATCTTCTAAATACGTTGTGGTGAATAATAACCTCGTCACCTGCTTTTATAGGGGTTTTAAAGGCTATTGGCACAGATATTACTTTAGCTTTATTATTTATAAATTTGTGACTTTCTATTTTAGAATTTAAAACTAATTTCTTATCACCTATTTTTAACTCGTTGTCGTATCTTTCTCCTACTGGCTCTACAATAAAGTCATATACACTTCTCATTAATACTGAAGATCATATTCAATGGATATAGCCATGTTAGAGTTAAACTTCTTCCATGGTAGTACCTCATTGTTCTTTTTTATATGTATGTTTTTTCGTCTAGTAGTATATAAGCTATCTTGTGACCACCATAAACCTCTTGACCTATAGAGTAATGCATTGCATCATTTTTATAATCAGAGCCTATACTAATCTTTCTTATAATATTACTCATCTTCTTTTATTTCAGTGTATTCACCGGTAGACAAATCTATAGATATTTTACCGTACTCTTCTTCTAGCTCAGCCTTATACTCTTCTATCTTGATGTTCATATCAGCTATAGCATGAAGTAAGCTATGCTTTTGAGATTCTAACGCACCTATTTGACCCAGCACGCTAGCTAGTTCGTTTTGTTGCTTTACTACTTTCTTTAGCTGATCTTCTTTAATTTTTCCCATTTTTGATTAAATTTAATTACTATTTTTGTATATAGTTACACTATTTATTCTGATTCTACAGGTGGTGGTGGAACTTCTGCATTTCTAGGAAATCCATAGAACTGATGTGCTGAAGCGTCACCTGGGTAAACTTCGTTACTTCCGAAGTCTAAGTCATCTGTACTCATGATGTCATAAGCCCATCCTGGGTAGTATACAGGATTTTCAGGATCTGTTGTTTTAGCAGGGTCTATAATCTTACTAATATTTACAACACCTTTTGTTCCGTTTATGTAATGCATCGTTGTAACACCTTCTTCTGTTACTTCTTGCCAAACGCCTTTTTGTATTAAAATGTCTTTACCTTGTTGTTCTGTATCAAATACTGTCTTGTAAATATTCATAATTATATTGTTGTTAAACATTGTAATTCTGCATCTGTTAATGCTTCTTTGTAAACTGC